AAAAAAAGACTGCGAGACAAAATACTTCAAGACCCTCAAGGGTGATGCTTTTCTCAGAGCCTATGAAAAATGTATGGTCGATCACCTCGGCAGACCCGGCCCCGGCCCCGCAGAAGAACCAGAAGCACAACCAGAATAATGAATGACTTTTCAATTAGACAAGAAACAAAGAGTAAAGGAAATATTAAAGTGCGGTAAGGATCCTGCTTACTTTTTAAAGACGTATGCCCGTATATCACACCCGATGCACGGGCTTATTTTATTTGACACCTATGATTTCCAAGACGACCTACTACAAGATTTTAATGATTATCGTTTTAATGTTATTTTAAAAGCGAGACAGCTTGGCATCTCAACGATTACAGCCGGCTACATCGTGTGGCTTATGCTTTTTCATCGTGATAAAGCGATTCTTGTTATGGCAACCAAGTTTGCCACCGCAGGAAACCTTGTAAAGAAAGTAAAGGGCGTTATGCGCAATCTCCCCGATTGGCTAAGGATCGCTAGCATCGATGTAGATAACCGAAACTCTTTTGAGCTTTCCAACGGATCTTCTATTAAAGCCGCATCTACTTCCGGTGATGCAGGTCGTTCGGAAGCATTGTCTTTGTTGGTTCTTGATGAGGCTGCACACATCGAAGGTCTCGAAGAACTATGGACAGGGTTATATCCGACGCTATCAACTGGTGGACGATGTATTGCATTGTCAACACCTAATGGCGTTGGCAACTGGTTTCATAAGACCTGTACAGATTCAGAATCTGGCGGCAACAACTTTAATTTAACAACGCTTTCGTGGGATGTTCATCCCGATAGAGATGAAGAGTGGTATAAGAAAGAAACGAAGAATATGTCCAAGCGCCAGATCGCGCAGGAGTTGATGTGTAACTTCAATACTTCTGGAGAGACTGTTATCGACTCCGACGATATGGCGTGGTTGTTATCAAATGTGTGCGAACCGAAGTATCGCACCGGCTTTGACCGCAACTTTTGGATCTGGGAGGAGTTCGATCCCACCTGTAACTATCTTATGTCTGTTGATGTGTCAAGAGGCGATGGAGCCGATTTCTCAACGTTTCATATTATTAAGCTAGAAACTTTGGAGATCATCGGAGAATATCAGGGCAAGGTTACTCCCGATTTATTTGCAACGATGTTAAATCAAATTGGTCGAGAGTTCGGCGATGCTATGATGGTGGTCGAAAACAACAACATTGGCTATACTGTACTAGATAAACTCACAGAATTCGGTTATCCCAATGTTTACTTCTCTATTAAGTCAACCCACGAATATGTTGAGCAACACATTGCAGAACATACAACGTCTGCTATCGCTGGTTTTTCCACAACGATGAAAACGCGACCTTTGATTGTAGCGAAATTAGAGGAGTTTATAAGGAATAAACTAATTAAGATATATTCTGCGCGAACTGTCAACGAATTTAAAACTTTCATTTGGAGGAATGGTAAACCACAAGCAATGAAGAGTTATAATGATGATTTAATCATGGCTCTTGCGATTGCCTGCTGGGTTAGAGATACCGCTCTTCAAGTAAACGCGAGAGATTTAAATTATCAGAAAGCGTTCGTTGATGCGATTTATACAGTGAGAACTACAATGAATACACAAATAAAAGGTCAAGAGGGATACAAACACGGCAATGTAACTGATATAATGTCCGAAGCTAAGTCCTATTGGGATCAATACAAGTGGATTATAAAGTGAGAAAATAAATGGCACCAAACAATAGAAATCGAAATAGAGGGAACAATCCCGCAAACAGCGAAAATAATTTATTCAAAGCCTTGACACGGCTCTTCTCTGGTCCGATCATTAATTATCGCTCTCAATCAGGGCGCCGCATACGTCGACAGCATTTAGATAAATTCTCGTCACGTTTTAAGACTGCATCTGGTCAACAGTTCAAGAAGTCTCAATACAACCCCCTTGATACGATTGCTACCAATGCTATTCAAAGCCAGCGGCGATCAGAGCGTTATGTAGATTTCGATCAAATGGAATATATGCCCGAGATTGCTTCTACAATGGACATCTATGCAGACGAGATGACAACGTATTCGGAACTGCGTCCAATGCTTAATATTAAATCAAACAATGAAGAGATTAAAGCGGTCCTTACCATTCTATATGAACAGATTTTGAACGTTCAATATAACCTGTTTGGTTGGGCGCGCACAATGTGTAAATATGGAGATTTCTTTTTATATTTGGATATTGACGATAAATACGGTGTTACATCCGTCATTGCCCTTCCTCCAATGGAGATCGAGCGCCTCGAAGGACAAGACTCCACTAACCCCAACTATGTTCAATATCAGTGGAACTCTGCTGGGATGACATTTGAAAACTGGCAGGTCGCACACTTCCGCATCCTCGGCAACGATAAATACGCCCCTTATGGAACTTCCATCCTTGAGCCTGCTCGCCGCATCTGGCGCCAGCTTACACTTATGGAAGACGCAATGATGGCATATCGTGTTGTGCGTTCTTCCGAACGAAGGATGTTTAAGATTGATGTTGGCTCTATTCCACCCAATGAAGTTGAACAATATATGGAAAAGATTGTTTCACAACTTAAACGAAACTCTGTGGTCGATCCCAAGACAGGTCATATTGATCTCCGTTATAATCCGATGGCTGTTGAGGAAGATTATTTCATTCCAGTCCGCGCCGGCTCGGTAACAGACATTCAGACTCTTCCTGGTGCTTCTAACATTACACAGATCGATGATATTATATACCTTCGAGATAAGCTTTTCTCCGCGTTGAAGATCCCCCAAGCATATCTTGCAATGGGTGAGGGCGCCGGAGAAGATAAGACAACTCTTGCACAAAAAGACATCCGCTTTGCAAGAACTATCCAGAGACTACAGAGGGTTATTATCTCCGAACTAGAGAAGATCGGGATCATCCACCTTTACACTCTTGGGTTCCGCGGAGACGATTTATTGAATTTTAATTTGATCCTCAACAATCCTTCCAAAATTGCCGAACTTCAAGAACTTGAACACTGGAAGCAGAAGTTTGATATCGCTGCAGCAGCTACCGAGGGTTATTTCTCGCGCCGTTGGGTGACAGAACATGTATTTGGTATGTCCAATGAAGAATTCATTCGCAACCAACGTGAAATGTATTATGATAGACAACATGATGCATCTCTGCAACAAGTTGCGGAATCCGCCGGCGGCGGCTTAGGTGCCGGTCTCGGTGGAGATTTTGGTGACGATTTGGGGGGGGACCTTGGTGGTGACCTTGGCGGAGATCTAGATCTAGATCTCGGTGGCGGCCCTGAAGAGATGCCCGCCGGCGAAGCCACAGCCAGCGATAAAGCTGATGACTCTGCCCTGCTGGCAGTTCCTCCTGGCTCGCGAGATGTTCGCACTTATAAAGGAGGCGCAAAGTATCGCCCTGTTAAGACCGACAAGCGCCCTGCTGGCGCCAGAAGCCGTTCTATTGCGGCGGCTGGATCAAGAGAAAAGAGTAGCTCAACCCGCAGGAACACCCACCCTGGAATGACAGATATTAATACATTAACAGGAATGAATGGGTTAGCAGGGATTTATGAGCAAGATGAATCTATTTATAAGCTGAGAGAGAAGACAGAAGAAGATAAACTCTTCGAAATGAATAATTCTATTCGTTCTCTCTTAGAAGGTCTCGAAGAAAAAGAGTTACTAACGGAGCAACAGAATGAAGACAAGACATAATAAAAAGCGTAATACAGCATTTGTTTTTGAAGCATTGGTACGCGAAGCTACGGTAGCAATTATAAAAGAGAACCACGAAGTTAAAGACAAAGCCATCGCGATTATCAAAAAGCATTTTGTTCCCGGCTCCCTCCTCTACAAAGATCTTCAAAACTATCGCTCCTTGTATGAAAACCAAAGCCTCCCCAGAGAAATAGCAGAGAAGATTATAAAAGAAGCGAAGCTTGCTCACCGAGTTATGGACCCACACGGATTGTTCGTTAGTCAGAGTGATTTGATCGCAGATGTCAATAAAGAACTTACTCCAGAAGTGTTTAACAATTTTGTACCAAACTATAAGACCCTTGCTTCGATAGCTCAAATGTTTTCTGACAAGTCATCACCCAAGAGTGCGGTGATTCTTGAGAATAATATTATTATCAACATGACTCTATCGGAAGACAAACAAGAGACTTTGGAACCTATTGACAACTTGGTTCTCACTTCGTTTGTGACCAAATTTAATGACAAATATAAAGAGGGTCTCCTGGAAAACCAAAAGACACTCCTAAATCATTACATAACATCCTTCGCAGATAACGGTCTCCAATTAAAGATGTTTTTGAATTCAGAGATCTCACGACTTAAAGAAGAACTTACTGTTTCATTAGATAAAGAAATTATCAAAGAAGACAAAGAACTGATCGAAAAAACAAATCAGGTTCTCGAAAAACTCAGCTCCTTCCAGATGCAAGCCACCAATGAGAAGGTTATTCTTACAGTGTTAAAGACACAGCAACTCGCAGAGGAAATTTACACTAATGGCAATTAGAATCACAATCAAGAAAGGCGAAGAGTCGGCGATTGTTACATTAGAGATGAACATTCGTAAAGCTCTAAATGGTGATTTGATGATTTTTGATCATGGCGATATTGATATTGTATTGTCTCCTTCCACGAATAAGGTTTTGGCATTTCCCAAGGAGACTATGAATGATTTGGTCTATGGGGCGCAAAATAGATTATTTACTTATCTACATAAAAGAGGGATTGTGCTCCCCGAATCCATCAAAGCCGGCTCTTTTTTTGGGGCTTTTGAGGCCAAATTACACAAACCTTTTGAAGAGGGTGTCGAGGTTGCCAAATTTGCCTTGGTGAATCTTTCTGAATTTATTGATGAAGAACGCCCCTATTTCGAATCAGTAGAAGCTATTGTTTCGATGTCTGATGATGAGTTAGTCCACCCAGACAAGGCTGATTCTACCGAACTTGGCGAAGTGCCCCAGCGCG